CTTCTTACCTTCTTTCTCTCTAGTAGATCCCTTGGCATGTTCCCAAGGATGACCTGATTTCTGTGCGTCTTCTGCTCCCTTATCACGTTGCCACTTAGCATAATCTTTCTCTTTCTTAGCCTGCTTCTTCTTACCGTGCTCACTGTCATAGGTAGCATCATCAGTCCCTTTCCTTGCCTTATCAAAAGCAATAACTGCCTTTACCTGATCAGGAGTATCCTTTTCTTCAGTAGCATATACATCTTTATAAGCATTACCTATAGCAAGATATTCTTTGGAATCCATGGAAACTCACACAGTTTTTCTTTTATTTAGTCTGGCCGATAACCCACGATCTTAATCCATGACCCCATATTTTAACCTCAGTATCAATAGTGCTGTCCGGAGGAACTATCAAACAGAAACCAATACCAAGATTAAAAGTCTTTCTCATCTCTTCCTCCTCTATGTTCCCTGCCTTCTGAATAACATTAAAAATTTCAGGTCTTTCCCATGAATCATAATTAATATCCACAGTGATGCCTTCTGGTAAACATCTTGGTAGATTCTCTGGTATTCCTCCACCTGTTATATGTGCCATACCATGAATAAGTCTTTTCTTCCTAAGAAGATACATTATTAATGGTGCATAGATTGTAGTTGGAGTAAGAAGTTCTGGATGATCCTTATAATAAATCTTTTGTCTCCATAACATATCATTAATAAGACTAAACCCATTACTATGCAGTCCACTACTCTCTATACCAATAACTAAATGTCCTGGTTCTATCTTACTACCATCAATTATTTTATTCTCTTCTACTATACCAGTACAAAATCCTGCAAGATCAATATCCTTTGCTCTTGGATGTTCAGCAGTCTCTCCACCCAGCAGATCCATCTTAGAAATTTCACATCCCTTGATGATACCCTCCATGATTTCATCTAAAACAGGAGTTATCTTACCAGTAGAAATATAATCTAAAAAATATAATGGTCTAGCACCACATGTAATCACATCATTAACGCACATAGCAACAAGATCTTGTCCTATGGTTGTATAGTTATTAAAAATTCTGCATAGATTAATCTTAGTCCCTACTCCATCTGCACCAGAAACTAAAACAGGATTCTTATATCTTGATGGTACTTTCATCATACCATTAAAGCCCCCAATAGTGGGAGCTTTCTTTTTAATCTTCTCTACAAATTCATTTCCAGCTTCTATATCTACTGGATACTTCATACATCACCATCTACACGATTCTCTGATTTGTGAACATCAAACTCTCCACCAGGATAACGTGCTTTAAGTTTGTCTACATTCATTTCAATAATTTCATCGAAGGTAGTATCAAGTGCCATACATGCCTGAGCAAGATACCAACAGATATCACCCAATTCTCTCTTCAAATGAAATATATTCTCTTTATTATAGGTCTTACCCTGAAGAATAATCTTCTTTATTACCTCCGTAAACTCACCAGACTCAGCACTCAGTCCCAGTGCAGCAGTTAAGAGGCGTGGAACATCAGCATCTTGCCCAACCTCCAAGTCAGTCATCCTTCTAAAAAGTTGTGCAATATCTTTACTTGGTGCGCTTGTAACTTCAGAAACAAACTCCAAATACTTTTCGGTGTCTACAGTCATGAGAATTTAAATTGATTAAATTTATCTTTAAAGGGCTTCTCTTGAGGAGTATACTCCTCTTCATGGCCACTGTCAACAATATCTTCTTGAGCACTCTGTTCACAATCATACAATCTCATCTTTGCCCTATCAATACCAACCACAAATCTCTTAAAGATTGTAGGATCATTATACCTATTCTTTAATTGCTTAACTAGTATCTGATTTAATCCTTCAAGTTCATCCGTAGAAATAAGGGCGAACATAAGATCAGCAGTAGCAGGGAGTCCAAAAGATTCACTTGTGTCAGTAAGTTCAACATCGCTACTACCGAAACCACTCCGAGTAGTTTGAGTAGCAGAGACGATTGGAAGATTGGCTTCGACTGCCAACCCTCGAAGTTCTTCTGCAATTGCTTTAATATAGGAATAGGAGTTGACTGTTGAGTTTCCACGGTATCTTGAAGAGGCACAAATATTTAAGTAATCTATGAATATTATATCAGGTCTAAACGATTTCTTCAAGGCAAGTTCCTGAAGTAATGCTTTAAAATGTCCAGAATGAGCAGATGCAGTAGGGTACTCCTTAATAATTAGGGTTCCTTGTGTCTTCTCAGCAAGGTTGGTTACCTTACTTGTATACATTTGCTTAGGAAGATCTATTATATCTTGTATTGAAACATTAAGTAAATTAGCATCGATCCTCTCCGCAATCTTTTCCTCTGCCATTTCGAGAGTGATGTATAAGACGTTCTTTCCCTGGAGCAAAGCTGAGCTTGCCACATGACACATGAATAAAGATTTTCCAACCCCTGTGCCAGCGAGAGCAATGTTGAGAGTTTTGTTCGGTAGACCACCTTTCGTAATCTTGTTAAAGTATTCGAGATCAAATGCGATCTTGTCTTCCTTCCTGTGGTACGATTCATAACGTTCTTCATAATCAATTAAATAATCATGTCCAATGTGCGTATCAAAAGATACTGCAAGAGCCTCGGACAATATAGTAGGTATCGCATCTCTTCCTTTCTCTTCATCACTCTTGCCATCAGCAAGACTAATAGACTCCATCAATGCCAAATAGATAGCACGATCCCTACACCACTTCTCAGTAGTATTAACCAACCAATTAAACTCTGAAGGTTCATCCTCCAGGTAACTGATCAGTTTAGTAACCTCTTGAAAAGAAGTATCATTAATATCGTGACGTTTCTCAGTCTCAATACACAACACTTCCTTAGTAGCAGGTTCATTGTACTCAACAACAAACTTTGATATCTCTTCAAAGACTACCTTCTGATTATAATCCTCAAAATACTCACCCTTAATAAAAGGAAGTACTTTACGAACATACTCTTCATTATGAATAAGATTCCTGAGTATAAGAAATTCAACTTTATCCATCATTCATAATTAAAGTTTACAATTACCTTTCTCTGCTCATCAGTACAACTGAATCCCGAATGTTCTAAGTCAGAAGGAAAGATAACCATTCTATTCTCAACACACTTTATCTTACCACCTTTCTTAAATCTTGTATACCCATTATTAGTATTGATATAAAGGATAGAAGTTTTAGCAACTAATGGTTCATCCTCCAAATCACAATGCCATCCCCCGTTTCTATGAAAAACTGTTCTATGATTTAGATTGGCTTTAATTCTACGTACACGATTAACTCCCAATTTTTTTAAAGTGGGTTCCCACATAGGATAATACTCACTATGAACCTTACCATGCATATGAAATCCATGGACGAATTGATACCTCCCATCTCCTGTGCGAGACAATCCATCTCCATTAAAAAACCACGGGAACTGATCCTCCATCAACACAGATTGAATGTGTTTAAACTGATATGGATTTAAGAAGTTATCAGTTACACTAACTTCCATTTTATCCATCATTCGTAATTAAAATTAATAACAATTCTGAAATTTTTATCTGTACAAGATGCTCCCGCATGTTCCATATGTGAGGGAAAAATCACCACCCTATTAGCAACACTCTTTACTTTACCACCTTTCCTGAATTTCGTATATCCATTACAGGTATTCAGATAAAATACAGCAGTCTTTTGTGCGGAAGGACCATTCGTTATATCAACATGGTAAGGAGTAAGTTGACGAAAAAAAGTTTTAGGTCTTAAATTAACTTTAGCCTTAAGTAAATTTCTCACCCCCAATTTATGTTGGAAAGCACCAATAGAACTAAAATGATCACTCTTTCTTTCCTGACCTGGGTAAGGATCTATACTCGCACTTTTATAGAATGCATGAATGAATTGATGTAAACCATCATCCTCATTAACTATTCCATTAACACCATACCATGGAAATGTACTACTTAATATTATAGAGGAAAGTTGTTTAAATTGATACTCTGTTAAAAAATTATCAATTATTTCAACGTTCTCCATAACTAAACTCCTTCTGAGCACATTCATCCAATGCTTGCATTATTTCTGGAGTGAAATAATCTTTAGGATTTTCGTAAATATTCTTCGGATATACTTTCTTCTCTCCGATCTCATATCGGTTTCCCACTTTTGTAAATACTCCATATTTTTCTCCCAATTCGAGGAGTCCGTAATAGGGGTCCAACCCTCTTTCATCGTAGTAGAGGCGGATTTCCACCTGCTTATTTTCTTTACTTAAACGCGACTTTGCTGTCTTAGCTTTGATAATGTTTCCAACGACTTGCGTTCCATCCTTTTCCTTTTTCTTTCCGAGATAAATGATTGTACTTGCTGCGTACTTGAGTCCCGAACCTCCTCCCATCTCTTTAGTTGGAACATAAGCTCCGATGACATCGTATGTATGATTTGTGACAATGAGGGGGACATTCGCTTGACCAAGTTTAAGGGTTAACATTCTGAACGCACCTTTGACCAATTGAGATTTGGTCATATCACGGACTTGCTTATCGTTCAGAGCATCCGTAATTTCTTTTTCGGTGGAAAGCATACCTAGAGAATCTAACACAAACATACATGGTTTGCGCTCATCTATGGGCATTTGAAGATATTTATCAACTGCCTTCAATGCCTTGGTACGGAATTCCTCAATGGTTACTACATTAATAACAACAAACCTTTTAGTGTCAATCTTACGACTCTCTAAAAGTGCCTTAGTAATGCTACTCTCAGTATCAAAATAGAGTACATAAGCATCGGGATTATTATCCAAAAAGTTCTTGGCAACGGCGAGAGCGAAAAAAGTTTTGCCAGTACTAGACTCTCCAGCAATGGCAGTAATTTTATTGCTAGATACGCCCCCAAAAATACTACCTGAGACAAGTCCGTTAAAAATGTAACTCCCGGTATCGACATGATTCTCTGTCTCATCGATATCAGCAGCGAGTTTTGTGTACTCATCTCCAATTTCTTTTACTATGTCCTTAAGAAAATCCATATTTAAATACTCTACTAAACAAATCAGATGAAGTCTCTTCAGTGAGAATCTCCATATTAACAGAATACCTATACTTTTGTAAAGTACAAGGTTGCGGTGAATGAACTAAATCGGCAGGGAAAATTATTAATTCATTATTCTTAGGTAAGTAATCCTGCACTTGACCATCTAACCCTATGAAAGATACCCCATCATTAAATACTTGCAAATAATATACCGCATTTATAGTAGATGATGTGGAATGATTATGCCACCACTTCTCTGTACGGTTACCCCTATCAATTTTGTTTCCTCTATAAACCCAACATGTTGATAGATTCCTATCCGATAAGGTAAACTTACCAAACATCTCTCGACTAATATCCAAGAATTTATTATATAATTCAGAGAAAATCGTAGGTTCTGATATCATAGGAACATTCATATTTGAAGATTTACCCTGCCAAGGAAAATATTGTTCATAATTATCATCTATGATCCTTTTCAATCTCCTCTTTTGTATAAAATTAGGATTATAAAAGTCCGGAATAGTTACAATAGGAACTTGTATTTTTGTAGGACCAATATAACGTCTCACCATTAAATACTAACCCCTTGTTCACGTAAAATACTTTTATAAGGTCCACCTGGATTCTCATCTCTTACGTTTTTTACTTCCTTTAATAAATGATAAAGTCTAGCATCCCCTCCTAGTGCAAGAGCACTTACGATAGTTGATAAATCTTTGTCGTTAATAGGTAAGTCCATTTAGGAAAAAAACATTTCTAGGTTTACAGTTTTCTCAACATTCCACCCAATAGCATCTAAGATAGTTTTGAGTGGTTCTAAGAAGGCTTTATTAAATTGTAAGTCGTAATCAATATACTGGTCAAGACCAATCTCATGCGGAAAATCTTGAATGAAAGAAATAATATTCTCGTGAATAATATTTGGTTTCTTCAAGTAACAGAACTTGATCTTTTCGCCATTTTGAATCAGCGAATACTTATTATCCAACTTATGTTTTTTAACATAATGGTTGAACAACAATGCACCCCGTATATGTATAGGAGTTCCTTTCGAATATATTGTAGAATGTGCTTGATACTTAACAACATCCGATGCTGAACGTGGAAACGATATTTCTTCTGGAGGAAGGGTCTTAAATTTCTTACGTGACTCCTCAATAAAATCAATCACCTCATCTTCTGTGCCATTCATCATCAACTTAAGAGCATCCTTAATCATTGCCCTACACGGAGCCGGAGTGGACGATTTAACCGCCTCTATGCCCATCATTTTAAGTTTAGGTTCTTCATACCTAACTCCTTCACTGTCCCACACATTAAGAATATATCGCTTCTTCGCAGTCCATATACCCCTATCAGCAATATTCTCTCTTGCCATAACCATCTTCTGGTCATATGCATTTACGTAGGATGCCAGTTCTTGGTAAGAACTTTCAATAAAAGGCTCGAATTCCATTTCACAGACCTTATTAAGGAACGTGACAACGCCCTCATTAGTTTTCTCTCTCCCCTCGTATACAGTTTCGACCAGAGGACCCAAGTTAAGATAAATGGAATCGGTATCAGAAGCAATAACATAATCAACACCCTCAGTTTTTAAAATTTTATTAATCTTTTGATTCATCTTATTCTCTATCCAGCGAATGGATACTTGTCCAGACAGAGTAATAGCCTCAGCATTTGCTAATTTATAATACCTAAAGTACTGATTGCCGATAGCACCATAAGCACTGTTAAGAGAAATCTTCTTTGCCATTTGGATGTTGTTACACCTGGCAATCTCTTTTGTAAGAGCAACCGAGGGTGCCTTCTCATATGCTTTCTTCGCATCAATCATCCTCTTCTTAAAGATTACTCTATCCCCATACATCTTATCCATCAACTCTGGAAGGAATCCACGCACATCCTTCCTGTATTGCGCTCCATTGGCGCAAGTAGCATACTCACTACCAATCTCAGTCTCTTTCTTTAAAAACCTCTCAACGCTTGCGCCGGGACATCTAGCTTCCCTGAGGGTCTCCGGGGAGATGTTGTACTGCATAATAAGATGAGGGTAGAGAGAATTAAGGTCAAAAGACACAACCCAATCATACTTTCCCGGTTTCGGTTCTTTGACATATGCCCCCGCGTATTTTTCATTTTTCTGTGATTTGTTCTTGGGCGGAATAACAATGTTTCTCTTTTTAAGATAATTATATATGATGTTATCCCACATCCGTACCTGATAGAACACATCATTATAGTTGACCTTAGCATCATATGCCATAGTCAATGCAAGTTCAATCAGTTTCATCTTGTCTTCCAAACGGTCAACAAGTTCAACGTCAATTATATTATACTCAATAAACTTCTGCCAACCCTTTGTGTAGAAATCCTTAAACGTATCAAACTCACTGTGGTCTAACTTCTTCTGTCCCAGTTCAACACTTGCAATATAATCTAATCGATATGATTCTTGTGCCTTATATGTAAACTTCTTATAAAGGTCTAGATAATCTAACTGACATACACCACCCACATCAAAGGTAGTATGCTTACGTCCCATCAAATGTATCTCACCTTCACTACACAATCCCCAAGGGGACATACGCTTCATTAACTTCTCACCAAGCACCCGTCTAAGACGCTTACAGATATAAGGTATATCATATAGTTGAATGTTCCATCCAGTAATCACATCTGGAACATCCTGCATCCAATGACCAATGAAATGATTTAAAAGGTCATACTCACTCGGACAGTGATGATATATTACGTCCTTACGATTGTTCTGAAATGGCCTAACTCCCCAAGTGATGATCTGCTTCGTTGTATAGTCCTGAATACTAATAGCAAGGATCTCTTCCTCGCACGATTCAACATCAGGGAACCCTTGCTCAGACGCAACTTCAATATCCAGAGTAACAAGTTTAATCTTACTGATGTCAAACTTGATTTCATCCTCAGGATATTTCTCTGATATGTATTGGTAGATGTAACGATCGTGACCATATATCTCGAATCCCTCCACATCCTCGTATTTCTTATAAAACTCCCTGCAATCTCTAACCGTTCCTGGATGAATTGGTTCAACTGATTCTCCACTCAACGTTTTATATTTAGCCTTTGCTTTAGATTTAACAAATAATGTAGGGAAAAATTCATCCCTATGCTCATATCTTTTACCATTCTCAACCCCTCTTACCAGGAATTGATTCCCGATTAGTTGAACATTGGTGTAAAATCTCATTCTCTAGTAATGTCTAAGTATTTTTCAAGTAGGGTGGGGGTTGGTTCACACAACGTTAGTATCTTATCAGAACTCATCATAAATGTATCGTCTCTTGTAATATCAAGTAGCCATGGTTCTAAAGTAATCTGCCCTCCCTCTGTATTAATACAGAAAGGATTGACCAATTTACAATCGGGTTGTCCAATATCAACTGCAGCAACTTCTACAAGCTCACTAATCATCAATTGTTGTGTCGTCGTCAAGGATATGACTTTGATTGTCTTGTCCGCCATCTTTTAAAACTCCGTCTTCATACATTTTCTTTAATTGGGGCATAGGCTCCACCATAGTTAT